GATAAGAACCGGGCACTACCGAGACATCGGCCTCAAACTCAAGATCCTGACGGGTCGCCCTATGCCATTTCTCTTTGCCATACCGCTCGCGGAATATCTCTTTGAGCCCTGGTAAATATTCGATCATCTCGGAAGGAAGCTGATAAACCCTTTGCACATAGCTCTTAAACTCCGTGTCCGAGAATCCCCTGATGTGAATCCACATATCCAGTGTCATCGTAGCCTTGACCAAACGAAACATCTTCTTACCAGCAGCCGTAAGCCAATCGTTCACGGCATCCAGCATATCGGCATCCCGGAGGTTGCCCGCCCGCTCCACATAGGTCGCTTCGGTAGCGGTATTGGTGTCAGGGTCGGAAAGCCTCGCCCCAGTCTGGCCCGTGATGATACGCCAATCGGCTTGGAGCAGAGCAACATCTTTATAGATGGAAGGATTCACATCTGGGGCTTCCAGCATCTTGATGGTCGCCACGCCAGAGACCTGGGTGAATGTCATATCGTCTGGGGATTGCAAAAGCTGAACCGCCTTGGCCTCATCTTCAAAGGTATTTGCTTCAAATACCCCTTTTCTCGAAGATCGCTTGGCACCTTCGGTGATCTGTTTTCTCCTGATATTATACTCTTTCTGTATATCCATCCAGGAAAATACATGCGGCAGCGGCCAGGGCGATGGCTCTGGAGCCATGATGGGGGTAAAACCAGGCAAGATCGCATAGGGATGATCCTCAATCCCTTTGGGTAAATCCTCATAGAGCAGAAAATCATCAAACTGCTGGCCCTCGGCAATCACATACCATTTACGTTCATCAATGTCGTAGCACTCATAATAGCGCAGACGCTCGGATTCTTTATCATCCACTGCACTATAAGACTGGCCCTTTGATTTCTTCATCTTATTGGTCGTCTCATTGGCATCCAACTGATCTCTTAGGGCCTTTGGAAATCGCTCATCCTCCTTGGCTTCATCCAACGTCACCACGATCTCTTCGCCGATCCAGGTCCATTTCGATTGGTCCGGGCCTTCGTCTGGAAGTAGCATATTCCCGGCCTCAATCCATTCATAGCGGTAGACCTGATCGGTCAACACTTCATCCGGCTCAACCATCGGTTGGCCCGTGGCAGGATCATTCAGCGGAGATGGCAAGCCCGTCTGTGGGTCAATGATGGGATCGCCATTCTCCTGAGTTGACCACATCGGCTGACCTGCATCAGGATTTTTAATCGCGGTAGGCTCGTGGATGATCTTTAGAACCCCAATCCGGGTAAAGTTCTGCCACAGGGCGAGAGAAGCTGCATTCTTAAAGTTATTGTCCTGCTGGCCGATGGAGTCCAGCACAGCTTCCCCGATGGCGGCGGTCGATTCCTTGGGAATTCCTTCGTTGCCTGGCTTTGGCCTGATGTAAAACTTAGGATGGGTATAGAAGATCGATGGTTTGATCGTCTTGATGGTAGCAAGCGTATGATTAAATACGGGGTCTTTGGATCTTATGCCCACCTGCTTACCGATGATGAACTTCTCACATTCCTCTACAATATAGTCCCGCTCCCAGTCTTTACGGACCTTCTGGGAATGATGAACTTTGGACACCCATCGTTTGTATTCGTCCTGACGCTTGGCCTTGACCTTATCATTGGCGCTATCGGATGGGGCCGTGATCCTGGGTTCGAGAGGGCCTTTAGTTTGTTTCTTCTTCCTTGCCAATTACCAGACCATATCCCTTCTATAAGTCGCCAACTCCTTGCCTTCCTGCTCCAGCTTGATCTGCTCCTTCCACCAGTTGAACGTGCCAGGCTTCCTGGCGGGTTCGCTCTTATAAGGCTTTGGAGGGAATTTCAAAAAGAACATTTTCAAGCTGTCCCATGCGTGATTGTCCTTATCCACCACGGTCTCTGGCTGTTCTCTGTTTAACGCCACCTTAGCAGAGAATTCCTTATGACGCAATCTTTCCAATTCCCAGATCAACTTAGGGCAGTCTGCGGTGATGACATACCTTGGCTGTCTGAAATCAGCCCAGTAGTACCCAAGCAGCCATTCGGCCACCGTGGTATCGCCTCCGTGATTACCAGGGACGAAATGAACGCCAGGAGAACCATCCTCTTCCTTGGCGGCAAACAGAGCGGCAATGGATTTCATGGTGTTATCAGACATAATCTGATCTTCCGCCCATATCTGGGGATCGGCAATCCTGATCACTTCCTTGCCTGCATAGGGGTTGCCGTAGAAAAACCGCCCATCCGGCAGCCTGACGCTCTTGCCATTAATAATCTGCTTGATAAACGCCACCGGCACATGATCATCGTAAAACTCCCAGATCGTGGCCTTATGGCCGTCAAATCCTATCGCATGGACCAAATAAGCACTGGGGGATCTCCAGCCATGATCATAAGAACCATACAACTTCAACCCAGTGGCATCAAACGATTTCACCACAATGTACTGCTTCCACTCCTGCCAGTCTGGGATGAGTTTTGATCCACCCATCGCCCCATACTCAATCTCCATCTCTTTTCGCCAGCGGGGGGATTTGAGGCCCCCAGGATAGCCTGAGAGTTGGGATAAAAGCCACTGATCGCCTTTCTCGGTGCCGGGACGCTTATCCTGGTCGGCTGAGTAGTGGAGGCGCAAGACCCCAATACTGCCTTTAACGATTCGTTCGGATAGGCCGTCCATCATGCCGCTTTCACCAATTCCATGAATTCCCCGGGCTCCGCCGAGCTCACCGCAACGTATTGACCCCCGCCTTTAATGGTTGGTAGAGCAGCGGTATAGGATGAGCCAAATTGCGGTTGGAACCAATCTGGTGTTGAAAAAACAACGCTGGAGGTATTAGACCGTATGATATCGCCCCCCTCCGGGATTGCCCAGATATGTGAGCCGTTTGGAAAATAAAGCTGGCCGAATGCACCTCCCGTAGGGAACACAATGCTCCTTAGATGCCTCGGCAGATTAGACTCCATGAACGAGATCCTGCCGACCTGCGGTTCTTTGTTAAACACCAGATTGGCCGCATCATCCTCGCGCTTAGACTGCACCAGCATCAACTGATGTTCTTTATATTTCGCCCTCCACAGGATATAGGCGCAAGTCAGCCAGGTGGCCATGACCTGCCTCGACTTCTCGGTAAACAGCACCCCGGAGGAATAGATCGCCTGTAGCCACAGGAGACTATGCCCAACCTCTTTGGCATAGATCGCATCCTCCGGCTTCATAATGTGGCCTGAGACCAATAGGCAATCGAGCACAGACCTGAGATACGGCTTATCGGGGAATGGCTTCTTGGGGGTCTCAAGGTCATGCTCATCCTTTGTGACCAAGAATTTCCCGCAATGGTCCCCGAAGATAAAGTGATGGGCCGACCGGCTACAGCGCTCGGCATCAACGGCCTCCTGGGCGGATCTAACTGCGTTCTTGCTGACGGGCTTCATTCTCGGCTAACCACCGCTGCACCATCGACACCTGCTCATCGGTCAGGCCTTTAAGAATATCGCCTGAAATCGCCACCCTGGAATCAGGATCGCCCTTCTTAAAAGCCCATAACCTCGAAATATCATCAATCACCCGGGTGGTATCGGCCATCACCTTGGAGAGCGCCCTAATCTCGATAAACAACGCCCCCTTGGATTTTAAGGCCAACGTATACTCTTTCAGTAGTATTGCCTGCTCCCTCAACGCCTCCAACGCATGCTTGATCGCATCCCCCGCAACCTCCCCATCCCATCCGCCAGAGACAATCGACAACGCATCCGCAATTACCCCATCCGCCCACTTCTCTACATCCTTTGACTCAGCCATAATAACCCTCCGCTCAACCCCATTAAAACCAAACACACCCACAGAAACCAGTTAGCTCTTAGACAATTCACTTTATCCAAACCCACCATATACTAAAACCTATCAATATTACACAGCCAACAAAATACCAATGCTCCCTAATAAATCTCATCCAATCCCCCACCACCTCATGTTCTCACACCCTGCCCCATGATACCAGCATGACCAGTGATTGTCTAACCAGATAAAGTAACACCTCTCATCAGCATGAGTGTCCCTGATGTGATCAACCGATGATTCTAATGCCGAAGGACCAATGAAAGAAATACCACAGGAACGACACTGAGGGGGAAGGGGAAGATGATGGGAAACTGAAAAATTGGTAGAAATTTTTCTACCTCCTGGAAGGCCTAAGCTATAGCCGAGAGGGCGGAACGCCTATCCCCCCCCTACCTTGCCTAGAATCGGCCTAACCCGTATTTAACATAATGTATATTATCAGACATAGATAGCGTAAGCGCATGATATATCAAGGCAATGCAGCATACAGGCAATCACCTCTTTGGCCCATATCTGTTGACAACCTGTATATATCACGGATCAACCTTCTTGTTGGCCTCAGCCAGTGCGTCAAGTTTACGCTTTTGGCGTGTAGCGCGTTTAGCAGCCAATTCTTTCTGAGTATCTTGGCATCTCATCACTTCCCATAGTCTAATCAGCTCATCATTAGTATAGACATACCGTACGGATCTTCCTGGGGGTCTTCTGAGGTACGCTAGGAATGGTTTTTTGGGATCATGCAGATACCGACTGACGGCATTATAAGACACTCCCAATCTTTTGCCGATAGCCTTCAATCCATAGTAATCAGACATAATCCCTTTGGTTCACTGCTCGGTTCCGCCGACGAGCGGCTACACCTTACAGAAGGACGATTATTTCACAGGGTAGGCTTATTTTAGGGGCATGTCAAGAGTTATTTTTAGGCCATAGTTTAACTCATTATATAGGCATGGCCGCTTGACATTGATTTTATTGAGTTTATGTTATAAACCACAACATATGGTAGTTCATGAGACAATAGACAACAACCAGTAGTGTTCATGTGGCCTGTACACCATATGTGGTGGTATCGTGAAGCGGCATATACCGTATCTAGTAATAGGGTAGTGTGGCATTTATGGGCATTCGAGTACTATTTCTCCCCACTATAGTTTTCAATAGTTTAGGTGAAATTGTGGCATTATTGGACAAACCGTTAGACTGGTATGGTTTGTAAGCCATTGATAATGATGGTATGGCATTACTGGCATACAACGTGCATATAGTATCGGTAGGAATGCGGGGTTTATGAGTATGGCCATTGGAACAGGACCCGGCAGCTATGGCAGTATGCCGGGATTAAGTGCGGGCCGTCGCCTGCCGATAGTTGGAGTTTAAGACAGAAGTACGGGAGTGTGCAAGTAACGGATGATCCTCTAGCAGTGTCCCGCTAGAACATCATCCTAACAGGGGGCTGAAAAGCCCCCAGGAGGGTTTAAGATGTTACTCGATAAAATCAGTTTAGCGGCCAGTGAAGCGTCTGAAAACAATGGTAGGCCGGTGTTAGGCTGCATCAAGGTTACAAAGGATAAGACAACCGGCACCGATGGGCATATCCTGATTGAAATTGCCAATCAAACGATGCAGGATGATGAGTTCCCCTTGACAAGTAATTGCACACCGTTGGTTTTGAGGGATAACGAGTCAATCCTTATTAACGCTAAGGATGCCGTGAAGATTGCCAAGACAATCCCTAAAAGATCCCCGCTGCCGATCTTAGAGAATGCCCAGTTATGCCAAGGCAATGGCAGCCTGCCAGTCATCACCACGGATCTTGATTCCCCTACCGTCCACCAGATCAAGCCGGGGGAAGGAACCTTCCCCAATACGGACATCGTGTGGCCGAAGGGGACCCCAATGATTGAAATAGGGGTAAACCTCAAGCTGTTGAGCAAGCTGGTCCACTGCCTGCAATCGGCAGGGGTTGAAATAGCCAGGCTATCAATCTATGATGCCTTGACAGCTATCAAGGTTGATAATGTCCGACCAACTGATAGGAAGGTGTCAGGGCTCATCATGCCCTACAGATCCTAGCCTTGCCTTGACCCTGCCTTGGATTCCTCCAGGGCAGGAATGAAGGCATGAGAGGGGGTGATCGAAGATGATCGAATTTGCAATTGACAATCTAATAAAACAATGGCATGAGGAAGGTACGGAATACTTTCAGAAAACCTACCCTAACCTAGATTATGATGTTTCTGAGAGAAAGAGTTTTAAGATGGCTAGAAAGTACATCTATCTGGACGAAGGCCATTCAGGCGCTTTCCTGATTGACAGGGAAGATCGTACAATATGGCGCATTAAAGCGTACGGAGTTAAGAATCCAAAGAAGTTTGTCGGTGTATTGGGTGAAGTTACAGGCAAGGATCTGGCAAGGTTTAGATGGTATTAACAAGACATCCCCTGACCAGTGTCAAGGTGAGAGGATGTCCCTCACAGGCGGGCAGCCTGGAATGGGAGGGAGGAAGATGTACATTACAAAAGAAAATGGGCTATTGAATGCTTACGATGCACAAAATAGGCGCATTGTGAGTGCAAGGACAGCCAGAACTTTAATTATAAGATTGATTGAGCATGGATTAACAAACGAACAGGCCATGAAGCTTTACTTGTACGGGAAATTAATCTCAATCCCCTGAGCTCGGCAGTGGCCCCTCAACGTACCGAGCGGATGACCTTGAGGGGACTAGAGGAAGGATGAGAGATGAAACAGTATAGCGTATACCAAAAGCTAAGAAATCATCGGACGTGGTGGGAACACTGGGTTACATCGTTTGATCTTGAAATAGCCTATCAGCAAGCACAGTTGATAAACAAATCCGTTTTCATGGTTGCAATCGTGGAAAACGAGGCTAGTGCTTACTGCCCCAAACGAAAAACACAACGATTGCTTGGCTTGCGAATATACATGCCAAAGCCGAGGGTCGCCCATGCCCAGAATGAAGCGCGTCATCTTCTACATCAGTCCTGAGCAATACGCCAGGCTCAAGGAATTGGCCCTAGAGCAATCCAAAGCTGGGGAGAAGATATCGGTGGCGCATTTGATCCGACAGGCGATCCGGGAATTTTTAGATCAATGGGTGAAGCAGGACAATGCAGATGAATGATAATTATGGGAAGACAATCACCTGGCTATTGTTTGCAATCATGTTAGAATTATTTGCCATCATGGCCAAACTGTATGGATATGCTCCGTTTTTAGATTAGAACATTCTAATGAAA